AGCAGAACTATCAATTATTGCAATTCCGCCAAAGCCACATTTCTGAGCAACCTCACAAAGAACCATAGCATCTATTCTTTTGCCATCTTTACCGATAGCATACAAATCAGCACCTGCACCAACATTATGCATATCTCCTATAAATGCACCTTTGATACTCTGACTACTTTTATTGCATCTATATCCACTATTTATTATAACTGAAATAACACCACAAGGGAGCTTTGATAATTCAATGTAGAATTGTTCTAATCTTTCGACAAATTCCTTATCTACCTTTATTGCTCCACAGCATTTACACTTAAATTCATTTGAAAGAAAATGTTCTGTAATCTTAATATTATTAGTTATCAGATTCATAATTAGTCCTCCTTCAAATGTTGTCCTTTATATTCGGATTGATTGTTACCACTATCGGCTAAACCTTCGCCTATTGCATAACCAATAACTGTTGCACCTGCCATTATTAAAGCAGCTATTTGTTGGCCTTTGCTTTCAGAACCTCCACAAGCCACAACCATCATAGAAATAAAGCTTGCAAGACTTAACCAAAATTTTCTGCTTGTCAATTTTCTAAGCCAATCTATTTTATTATTATTCATTATAATATCAGCCCTTTCTTGAATTAAATTCCTTCTCCTTAAGGTCTGCTACAGTAACCATATCTAATGCATACCAAATAGCTGAGAAACTATGCGGGTCAATGTTAAATTCATCATAAATTACATTTCCCTTAGCATCTTTTTTATAAGTAAGGTCTTTTAGTTCTCTTAATGTATTCTTACACTTAGGACTTATATATATTCTTTTGAATCTTTTTATTTTTCTTGTATTTGATAATCTTGAACCTGCAAATTTATTTCTACAAGCACGAATAGGAAAACCACATTGCCTATAATAACTTATTGCTTTTGGGTCCTCATTATCTGCAACTATCATTTTATTATAACCAGAATTATTATAATAAAGAAGGCGTTGTTTTAGTTCTTGCATCTCAGGTTGATTTGCAAACTTATCATCAGTAATATGATTCATATAGATTTCGTCCCATACATAAAGTATACCATTCTGTAAATCTACTGACATACTAATTACTGCATTAAAGCTTTCTTCAAAACCAAAGTCAAAACCAAAGTACTGATTTTCTGGTCCAAGTCTTTGTACTTCACTCTTAAATCTATTTGAATTATTAGGAGTTTTTATCTGAGGTAATACCCTTGTACCTGTTGCACCAAACTGACCCCATCTTGCTACCATATATAAAGGATAATCATATACCCTTATTGCATCTAATCTTCTCAGATAAGCTTCGGGTAACCATGGATTATCTGTTGGTACTGAATGATGGTAATATACTCCATTTTTTATTAAACATTTCTTATCGTAGAACTCTTCCTCTTTGCATATTACTTTTACTTTTCCTTTATCATCTATATAAGTAAAGAATCTTTTATATACCCAATTATCTCTTGAAACTGGATTACATGAAAGAATGAAATGCATACTTACATTTGGTGTTCTTATTCTTCCTAATAGTTCTTTATAACCATCATACTTTACTTCAGAACATTCCTCAATCCATACAATACTTACACCATTTAAAGACTTTACTTTTGCAGGCTTATCCATTCCTTTAAATATGATTCTACTACCATTAGGAAACTTTACCTGCATTGGACTTTTCTGTGCTAATACTTTTACCCTTCTTCTTTTGTATTCAAAAGGGTCCTCAGTAAGTAAGCCCATATCATCAAGTATTTCCTTAAATAAATCAAAACAACTTTCACCTATTGTTTCAAACACTTCACGAACTACTAAACACTTTCTTTTTTCTTCAAGTAATTTTAGTATTATTTTAAATGCTACTTGATAACTTTTACCAGAACCATAACCACCTAAAAGTAAGTACGTTTCATAGTCCCAATCAAATATAAAATCCTCAAATGCAGGGCTTACCTTCTTTACTATCTTTGGCATTCTTTACCACTCCTCTTCGTCTGTATCTTCCCAATCGTCTGGCCAATAATCTAAATCTTCAGCCTCTTTTTTATTGTCATTTCCTTTTTGTTTTTTATTCTTTACTGTAACAGATTCATTTATTTCATCTGACCAATCTTCTTGGTCATTTTCTTCTGAATCACCAGCTCTTTTTACTGTTACCTGGATTGTTGCTTCTTCATCATCTTCAAGTAACTTGTCACGATTTCTTTTCCATTTGTCAGGACACCTATTGTACAACCATACTTGACAGGAAATAGAATTAGGGGCTACATCTTTTTCAAGAACTTCCTTTTGTTCTTCTACTATTTTTCCGTATCTCATAATAGTTGTTACTTTTACTTCTTTTGTTTTATATCCAAGAGCTGATTTGAGCAAAGCATTTTCAACTTTATAATCTATTACTTGTTTGCCACGATTGATTGCAGCATTGATTTCTGGCCTTTTACGTTTAGCATTATATAATACCGACGGGTCTATTCCAAGTCTGCCAGCGATATCCTGGTTAGTATATCCGTCACGTGCTAAACCTTCAATCAGAATTAATGTGTCCTCGTCAAACAGGACATCTATTCTGGTCTTTCGTTGCTCGCCCATAATTCTCTCCTTTCGTTTCTTGATTTTAATTATATAACAAGAATAGGCCCCAAAATCATTTCACTGATTCTGGAACCTATCACTAAATATTCTATTTACTTAAAGTGTATTCAGTTCACTTTTACTTTTCAATTTTATTTACCGTTCATTCAGATATGCCATAGCCTTTTGTACAGCTCTTTCTGGTTCAATCCTTGTTGCTATTGTATTTCCGTCTACCATTACAAGTCTGTAGCGTGGATTGCTGCATATGTCAATCACTATTTTATGTCCGTTTAACTCATAGTAACCGCCTATTGTCGTTTCAATAAACTTTGCATTTTCTTTAAAATACTTTACATTGTACATCATACTCTCGTCCTCCTCTAAGGTCTTTGTGGTTTGTGTTCTTCTGTAATTATATTATACCATGATATATATTATTTGTCAATACCTTTTTGGAAATTTCTATATATTTTTTTATTTTAACCATAACAAGTCATTATCAACATGACTTTCAACAATTCAACAACCATTGCAGTTCTCTCCAGGATTAACGTGGCTTAGCCCTTTTGATTTTAGATAGATTATATGTCAAATATATCAAAAAGCTAGTGGCGTTAAACCTGAATTAAACTGGAGCATTATATAAAGGTTCTCCATATCTTTAAATCGTCAATACTGAATATCTGAGACCTCCTATGCTTAGCCTCTATCAGAAATGCCAGCCTAACCACTTTGCTATCATCTGATTGCTTCATTAGTCTTTTGATTTTCCTTATCAATTTTGTAAGTTCAATATATTTTACAAATTTATCCCACATTATTGAAAAATATTTCCAAAGACAAATTGCAATTCCGGCTGCCCATGGAGCAAATATTGATATTAAACCTATTACGCATAAATCTCTCATTTACTTTTGCCCTTTCTTAATTATGCATTCATCACAAATGCCATATGTGCATGCCTCACATCTTTCCTTTTCTTGTTTCTGAATCTTTTTTGATTCCTCCATAAGTTTCTCAAAGAACTTAGCTTCATTGTTAACATCAAAATTCTGCATATTATCACCTCATTGTATTTTACACCAGAATGCTCATAAAGGAGGTTCATTCCTTTTTGATGAATCTATATTACTTACAATAGAGATATCAGCTGTAAAGCATTCTGGTGTAAATGGCGTTATATCAAATGATGTCTTTCAAGATAGTTTTCTACGTCATTGACATAAAGTATCATTTCTTGCAATCTTGCCTGCTCGATTGATACTTCACCATCTGAATCCTCTTCTGTAAATCTCTTTGTTGGGATTGGTATGTTCTTACCTTTCCCTGTCTTTTCTGCAAGTCTATCAAGAACAATAGTAACAAACCAGAAAGCTAATGGAAGAAATAACCAGTATGTTAGTTTTCCTTTTTCCATGCCATACCAATACATCATGTATGGTAAACCTACTTTCAAAATTGTAGAAATAATTGGTACTCCATTTTTCATCATTCTAAAAAAGTCTTGTATCAATTCAATACCGATTGTCCCTATAGTACTACACAAATTTATAAAAGCTTTCATTTGTCATTCAACTTCTCTCTGTAAAAATCTTTTTTAACTCCCAAGATACTTTCGTTTCTTCTCTGATAACCAGAAACATTGCAATTTTGACAATTGATATCATTCATATAGAATAACCTATGTGTTTCTCTGCATATTTTACAATGTTCCTCGGCTAACCATTTTTCATCTGCGGTAACAAATAAACGTAAAACAATAGATGGTGAATCTTTTTGTTTCTCAAATTGCACCTGCACATCTTTGATTTCATCTTTGCTTATTACGTTCGTTGCATACCATTTACAAGCATTCATATAGGCTTCTTTCATATTTTTGCCTGTGAACTGCTTCCTTAAAAATTCAATTGTGTATTTATGTTTCATCTTTGACACCTCGCATTTGATTTATTACTTCATTTCTTGCCATAGAGTCAACCCACTCATTAAAGTAATTTCCGTTATGTCCCTTTACTTTTTCAAATGTTATAAGCTTTCCTAGTCTTTCACATTTATTTTTTATATTCAAAAACATTTTCCACAAATCTGAATTTTTTACATCTTCACCTTTTGAAGTTTTCCAGTTATTCTGGTTCCAACAACCAATCCAATGATTATTTACTGCATTGACAACATATGCAGAATCTGATATAATTTGAAATCTTTTGTCCTCAAAACTTATTATTTTTTCAAGTGCCTTTATAACAGCGGTTAGTTCCATTCTATTGTTGGTAGTCTTTCCTACACTTCCGCCTTGTCCTTGCACTATTTCTTCATCTTTGCAAATAATATAAGACCAACCACCTGGACCAGGATTACCACTACAGGCACCATCTGTAAAAATCTTAATCACTTTGTCACCCCTCCTTATAAGGGATAAAGCGGCCACCTCAGTGACCGCCTTTTATTTCTTTTCAGATTAGATGTCCCAATCGTCGCCGTCGTCTTCTGCTTCATCTTCCTCAGGCTCAGGCTTCTTTGTCTGCTTGATAGGTTTCTTTTCTACCTTAGCGGGTGCCTTCTTCTCAGACTTCTTTTCTGCCTTCTTAGCAGGCTTCTCTTCTGGCTCGTCCCAATCTTCGTCGTCGCCATCATCTTCTGCTTCTGTTTCATCAGCCTTTGTAAGGAGGTCAACATAGAACTTAGCTGGCTTCTTAGGAGCTGCCTTTATTCCACGTTTCTTGCATTCTTTGAAGAGTTCCATTGCATTCATGCCATCATACTTGCCATTCTCCTCAGCCTCTGCTTCATCTTCTGCCTCTGATTCATCAAGCGGATATTTTTCAAGATAAGCAAGTACCTCTGGCTTCTTAATACCAAAGCCCTTAGCTCTCAGGTCTTTCATTCTTCCAGCTTCCTTAAGTATTGCCAGAAGCTTAGCACCACTCATGTTCTCATAGTCTGTATCATCAGCCTCTGCCTTCTTCTCAGATTTCTTTGTGGGTGCCTTCTTCTCAACCTTCTTGGGAGCCTCTTCCTCAGTATCATTTGTATCAGCTTCTGCCTCAGTCTCCTCAATATCCGCCTTCATAGCAGAATTGATTTTATTAGCTGTAATATGGTCGGGCATATAATTGATAAAATCAAGGAACTTACCTTCTGCCTTTGCGATTACTGCTGTAAGAGATACAGCCAAAAGTGGAAAACGTCTACCGATTTCAAGAATCTCGTCCTTCTTCTTACCTTCTGCAATTATATTTGCAGCTTCCTTAAGTGTGTAATTCTTTGCCATAAGTCATTTCTCCTTTTCAATTTAAAAAATTTTGATTTTTACTTATCCTCTTCTGAGGACTAACCTTATCATTGAAGAACTTCCAAAGTAAGTTCACTTACGAATGATGTTTGGTTTTGTTCTTCAAGTATATTATATCATGTGATTTTGGGTTTGTCAATAGGTTAACTAAAATTTTTTGTTTTAATTAAGTGTCCCATTCTTCATCGTCCAAAATTTCATTCTTGCTATTAATTATCTCTTGTTCTTTTTTGATTACTACATTTAAAGCATTTCTAAGTTCGCAAAGACTTTCAAGAGAATCAATGTGTAAAGCTCCTTTAAGAAAAACAGAAGTTTTAGATTTATTTTCTTGCACCTCTAATTGCTGAGCCAATGTAAATCCGCCTTTTGAACATTTAGATATTACAGCGTTTCTTGTCTCAGCAATTTTTGCTCTACAAATCTCTGTATAAATTATCTCAGCCATTATTCTTCCTCACTTTCCTCCTCAATCTCAGCTTCATACATAATTACAAATTTCTGCGCATCATCTGAATTAAGCGGAAGTAAATTTAAGTTGTCCATTTCAATGTAGTCATTAAGACCATTGAATCTGATTTTGCTTTCGCCGTCACCATCAATAACAATCTGTTTTATTCTAAACATTCCCAGATTCATTGGTTTAGCACCGGCAATTCTTGCTCTTATCTTTACATCATTATTGAGCATTTGAAACAATTGAATTGTATTACCCAATTCATCATAAGCGACTTTCAAATCAAAATTAACAGAGCCATTTGCTGATAAGCTATGCCCATTATATTTTACTACCTGCTTTATTTTGATATTCATTTTGCATTCTTCCTTTTCTTTTCAAATTTACTTAGCCATTCACGATTATACTTTTCACGAGCACTTTCACTTGATTTTACTTTGCACTTAATTTCTGGCATTTCATCTTCAAGTGAATTTATATCTACACCTACAAAATTTTCTTTTGTGATATATTCGCCTGTTTTGATATACTTTGCCGCATCTTGCAAATCTTTTGGTCTTATCACTAAATACACTTCATTACTTTGCAAAAATTGAATCGCAAACACAGGTAGTTTGTGAGCCACATTTGCATTGTATAGCAAAGTATCAATATCTTTTTTATTCACCTTAATACTTGAGGCATCTGTTGATTTCAATTGACATAAGCAATCATCTGAAATGCCATCCTCTTTTACTATCCAGCCAGAACCAGAATTTGGTGTTGGTTCAAAGCCGAGTTGCTTCATAATTTCTGCTTCGTTTTTTCTGTAAAATTTCCCTGTTCTTTTCATTCAGAATCAACTACTTCCTTTATCAGAAAATCAATTGTTGTGCACAAAGTGATTTCTCTTTGCATAAGTCCTCTTACCAATTGCAAACCAATTGCGGCAATCTTGACTAATGATAAATCATCTTTTGGAAGTCCATAGACAAACTGAACTAACTTCTTATCATTCTCAGAATATACATCAGGGATTATTGCAAACATTTTCCAAGCATTTGCATTTGGATAGTCTCCAATATATTTTTCAAATCTAAATGTGTATTCTTGCGAATCATCTTTCAAAACATATTCAAAACCTATGCAATGTTTGCCATCATATTTAGTCTTTACTAAATCTTTTGCTTCAAGCTTTTTAATCTCCATCACCACCATACCTCCTTTTCAATTCTTCAAGCTCCTGCTTTTCTTTGTTTTCTCTTTTCTTCATTTCTTTTCGTTTTCTCTCGTTGATAACTGCCATTTGCTTTGAACTTTTTATCATTCCGTCAACCATACATCTGGCCTTCAATGTTTTATCAAACATCTCAGAAATACATTTGTCACATAAACGAAATACTGTTGCACCTGTTTTACCTGGAGCAATACGAACATCAAATATTTCTATTGATGTTTGTTTACCATTTCCACAAGCCGAACAAATTGGTTCTGAATCTTTTGTTATTCGCATATTAATCATAATACTTCATACCTCTCTTAGGAACTCCAGGATTTAATTTAACCATACTTCAATCCTCCCTTTATAATTTCTCTTTTGCACGATTAAAATTAAGCACCGTGCATTGTGGTGTCTCTGGTGAGATTTGAACTCACACATCATTTCTGATAATTGATTTTGAATCAATTACGTCTGCCAATTCCGCCACAGAGACATATGAGTGGTGAGGAACTTGAGGGGACAAGGCACCACTCATATCACAGGGAAAGTAGTAAAACCTGCAGATTTCTGAAAGTCTAATTGTTGTGCGTTATTATTCTTTCAAGATTTCTACTTTATTTGGTATAGAATGTCAAGGGGCTCACCCACTATCACTTACCACCTCTGCAAATAATAGCATAACCGTTCCTTGATTATTCTTGACATTCTATTGGTTAGGGTAGTAAGATTTGAACTTACGATACACAGAGTCAAAGTCTGTTGCCTTACCTCTTGGCCATACCCTATTTTCTTTTCAGATTCTTCATACAAAATCTTTTTGCTCGTTCTACAAAATCATCAGCAGAAATAATATCACGAATCACTATCGAATAACCATCTTTTCTCTGAATCCATGCATTGACTTCATCTGTCAATGAGCTATAAGATAACTCCCTTGCGCCTATCAGATTTTTTGCTTGCATTTTCTCTGCCTTTACTTCACATTCTTTGAATAACTCTCTTTTGCTTTTCTCCATTTATCTCACCTCTCAGAAAAGAAAGGAAGGGTGGCTTATGCCACCCTTACCTCATTCAGTGCCTTGTGGTATTTTGTGGAACCATTCAGGTAGAGTGTATTGATTGTGTCTTTGTCAAGTCCCTTTACTACTGCTATCTTAATGATTGTTGCCATATCCATACCAGTTCTTTCAAGCTTAGTTACCATTGTGATACATCTGTAAGAGAAAGTAGCTCTAATACCATTTGTCTTAGCTACATCTCTAAGTTCGTGAATGAATGTTACTAAATCTGAATTATTTTTGCTTATTGCCATCTCAATTCTAAGTGAGTAATCAAAGTCAATTATTGCGAATCTATCAAGTGTTGCCTGGTCAAGTACCATTCTTCCTGTGTACATTTCATCTGCTCCCGAACCAACTGTATTGCCTGCTGCCACGAAATGTATGTGTTTGAGATTTACTCTGCCATTCGGAAATTCAAAGTAGCCATTTGCAATAGCTGCATTCAGAAGTACCAGAACCTCAGGTATAGAAGCATCCATTTCATCAAGGAAGAATATGCATTCGTGTTCATCTGTGCAAGCCTTGTAGAATTCTGTTTCGTGATAATCTCCACCTGCATCTATGAATCCTGTAAGCTTGTACTCTTGCTGTACTGAATTTGAGAAGTAGAAATTCCAGCCATTCTCTTTTGCTATCTGCTCTACTGTATGATTCTTACCAGAACCAGCAGGTCCTGCCAGATAAACCGGAATGTTGCACTCTAAGCAAGTTTTTATCTGTTCATACTTCTCGTGGTGAATCTCACCATTGTTTGTCTCAACGTTTGGAATTGTTACATTCTTGGGAACCTCAATTCCGTTTGCTTCCATTTCTTCTTTTATCTGGTCTGCTACTGCCTTCACCTGTTTAGCAGTACTTGTCTTTTTAACTCCCTTTGTCTCGTATATCTTTTCGATACTGATTACATTGTAGTTGTTGTCGAACTCAATCTGAGTTCCGTCGATTGTAAGTCTGTTCTTGTAAGCCCTTCTGATATATGTGTAAATCTTTGAGCTATTGTTGAATTTTATCTCAGCTCTTACACAACCATCCTTCTGTGCCTTTTCAATCTTTACAACCTCAAAATTAATGTTTGTCATAAAAAACATCTCCTTTTCATCTGAAAACTTTCGTTATTTACTTCGGATTGGAGTGTATCTCTCAATCTCTGTCTTTATTATACCACCTAATTTTGCGTTTGTCAATACTTTCCTACATATTTTTTTATTTTAATTAAATGCCAAGGAAATGGGGGGTTAAATCTCCCCCAAGTCCTCAATTGTGTTTATCTGATTTATGTCCTTAGTTATCTTTGCAGGAAGAATATATTCGCCCTTATCAAGTGGAGCCACTTCTTTGATATCATATACATTCATTGGGTGGCCATATCCACCTACGAAGCTCTTGTCTACTCCTGGGAAAACCTCAATCCATCTGAGGAATAATCTTCTGAGCATTGAAGGGTGAACCAGAGGAAAAGCAAGTTTTGAAAGATTTAACTTTTCTGTGGAGTTCTTCACTCTTACCTTTACTACATACTGTCCATCAGAACCTTCACTCGAACCTAACAGAACATTCAGATTACATCTGTACCCTTGAGCCTCAAGTTTTTTAACAATCTGAAATGCTTTTATGCTTTCTCTTACGATTTCATCTGTGCTTGTGTAGCAACCATAGCAGATTGATTTGTTTAACGTAATTACCTTTTGCTTTACTGGAACCATCTTTTTTGAAGCCATATTCGTAGGAACACCATTCAGATAAAGGGGAACGATTGCCTGATAACCAGCTACCCCGTAGGTTGTTTTTGCCTTCATTATGGGTTCTGTTCTTTTTTCTTCAATCTTTAGCTTCTGGGTTAATTTCTGAGACATGTCCTGCCAGCCATTCTTCATCAGGTCAACTGCTTCATCAAAAGTTTTTGTCTGTGCATATGAATAACTGCCATCTACTGATTGATGTGAAGCCCATCTGAAGCTATCATTGAATGGAGTATCACATATGTACTGATAAAATTCAGCCATGCTTCCATACTCAACTACTGTTGTGTTCTTCTTAACTTTCTGTGTTTTCATATATTTTTCCTCCTCTAAGTACTTAACCATCAGGTTATTTGTGTTTGTTTCTATGGTTATTATACCACATAAAAATGGATTTGTAAATAGGTTTTAGAAATTTTTTTATTTTAACTTAATATAATACTACTTTAGTATTAGTAAGTTACTTTAGTAACTTAGTAATAGTAAAGTAATTAATTATATTATAATACAGAAATTTGCTTTGCTTCTTCCTTTTCTTTTAATTTTTCTTTCAGAAGCTCAAATGCTTCCTCTGCTTGCATTTCTTTATCAGAAATATTTTCTGCATTTTCCAATAGTGATTCATCATAAGCTCCAAACATAAAGGCTTCCAAATCTTTCATTTTTTCATCACCTCCTAAATTACCATATCTTCCCAGATTAACCAGAATGAACAGGGGCATAGGTCTATTAATTTTGATATAGATTCATTAAAAATCAGATGAAGTCAAGCCACGTTTAACCTGGAATAAACCAGACATATTATTCTTCTAATTCTAATTTATCAGATTCACCATAAAACCAGAACATAGAAATGGCTGCTGAATCACAAGCATCGTCATTTATTTTGAATAACCTGCCATTTTCTTCAAATACATTCTTTTTCTTTCTGGTATTTGACATATCAATATAAACAGAATTGACATGTTTTTGATGATTGAATAGTAGCCACTCAAACGTAGGATATTTTTCTGGCTCCATTGCATATTTATTATTTGGATTTCCTGGCTTTGAACTGCCTACTACCTGAGATTTCCAGCAACGAGTATCTACTGAATAAACTTCCACATTATATTTTGACATTACATCTACTATGGTTGCATTTAAAGCTCCTATTGATTTTATATAGTTGATATTCAAAAAGCCTTGTGAACGAAGTCTTATTCTCTCAATAATGCAAACTACTTTTCCAGCTTTATTATAAACCTTTTCAAGAATCTTCTTTAATCTTTCAGTAAGATATTCTCTTTTGGCTGAATTACTTGCATACCCTTCAAGATAAATACTGCTTACTTTTAATAATTTGCCATCAGCTGAAATACTTATACCAGTATTCTTATAACTTTGGTCAATGCCAATGCAAATAGCCTTGTATTTCTTTTCTTGCATTTTCTTTTCACCTCTGCATACTTTTTCTTCACATTCTAAACAGGCCATATATAGAACTACATGATTACACTTAGGACATAATTTACCCATTATTTCCTCCTTAAAGAAATAGCTCCCTAGTGGGAGCTTATTAATAGTCTACATCACATATTTCAAATAT